GGAGAGTACCAACGACATCATTAGTAGAACAAATGACTAAAGATTTTCAAGACTATGGATTCAAAGGTGATATAGCTAAAATCTATGGTGGTGACAAAGGTGCCGATGCACCGATTGTTGTCACTACTTGGCAGTCAATGATGAGAATGTCAAAAGACTTTGGTAATGAATTTGGTATGGTTATCGGAGATGAAGCTCATCTATTCGCTGCTAAGTCTTTATCAAAGATAATGGAATCACTTACAGAAGTGAAGTACAAGATAGGTACAACGGGTACATTACAAGAGACAAAGACACATAAACTACAATTAGAAGGTATGTTCGGACCAGCTTATTTTGTTACAACATCAGCAGAACTCATGGCTGAAGGTACATTAGCTAATCTGAAAATCAAGTGTCTAGTATTAGCTTATTCAGATAATGAGAGAAAGTTAGTAAGTAAAATGAACTATCAAGAAGAAATGGATTGGATAGTTAGAAATGAGACAAGAAATAATTTTATAAACAATCTAGTGAAAGATATGAAAGGTAATACACTAGTGTTATTTCAATTTGTTGAAAAACATGGTAGACCTTTGTATGATCAGATAGAGAAATTAAAAAGAAAAACATTCTTTGTATTCGGTGGTACAGATGCTGTAGATAGAGAGAAAGTTCGTGAAATAGTAGAAAAAGAAAATAACGCGATCATTGTAGCTTCGTTTGGTACATTTAGTACAGGTATCAATATCAAACGATTACATAATATCATTTTCGCTTCACCAAGTAAATCACGAATTAGAAATTTACAGTCTATTGGTAGAGGTTTGAGAAAATCAGACGATAAAGATAGTGTTGAATTGTATGATATAGCTGACGATCTTTCTTGGAAGAAAAACATGAATTATACACTAAATCACTTTTCAGAACGAATAAATATCTATAGTACCGAAAAATTTGATTATGAAATACATTCAGTAAGGATACCAGAAAATGATCAACGAAAATAACACTAAATATCAATACATAAGATTTAATGATGGAAAAGAAATATTCGCGATGGTGAGTGAAGTAGATAACAAACTAATGTTACATTTACCAATGAGTATTATGACAAAAAATAATCTTAGAGGTACTGGTGTTGTGATGCATCTAGGGCCAATGATCCCTTTCACAACAGACAATACAATAGAAGTAGATACAAATGATGTTTTGACTAGAACATCTATTTCAGATCAGTATATCTCTTTTTATGACGACGCTTGTACAGCTTGGTTAGACATGAGAGATAACAATAAAATAGAAATAAAAACACAAGCACAAGAAATAAAAGAACAGAAAGAAACATTAAAAGAGTTGATAGAAAAGAGAATAGCTAGAGATTTTGAGAGTGTTTTTGATGATTATGATCCATGGGATATTGACGAAGAATTAGAATTACCAAGTAAAGATGACATTATTCATTGATCTCTTTATATAGTATATTATCCTTTTCTCCGACTACATCTTATTTTCTCATGAGAATGCAAATCTGTCAAGTGATATTATGAAAAAAAGTAAAAAAAAATTTATCCATGTAAATCAACATAAGATTCGGGCTAATAAGAAGCATGGTACGAATGAACCCGTAATAACAATCAAACAAGGTAGCAGTAATACTTATTGTCATGAAGTTAAAATTCTAGGTGAGAGTACAGTGCGATATGGTGGTAATGAAAAACCGATATTACCATGTGGTGCTAGAGTCGTTATAGAAACTGAAGCTGACATAGAAATTACACCTTGACAATACAGCAAACGCAAGTATAATATTAGTATGACTAGAGAAAAAAGACAAACAAAAGCTTCAGTTCACTATGTAAACAACAAAGACTTCACTGCCGCTATTATTAAACACAATATGGCGTGTCGTGACGCGATTGCTAATGATGAAGAAAAACCTAGGGTAACAGAATACATTGGAGAATGTATCTATAAGATTGCAACTAGACTTTCTACTAAACCTAACTTTATCAACTATTCATACAGAGATGAAATGATATGTGACGGTATTGAAAATTGTTTACAGTATATTGAGAATTTTAAAGAAGAAAAATCTAGTAATGCTTTTGCTTATGTTACTCAGATCATTTATTTCGCGTTTCTCAGACGAATTCATAAAGAAAAGAAACAAGCAGCGATTAAACAAAGAAGTATAGAACAAGCTGGGGTTTTGTTCGATACTTTTGACACGATGGATGGAAATACGACAGGTATGAACAACTCTTATGTTGACTTCTTACAAGAGAATATGAATCCTATAAACTACAAACCTCGCGGGTCTAAGAAGAAAAAAGTAGACAAATAAATTATGAAAATAGCTTTGCTAAACGATACTCATTGTGGAGTTCGTAATAACAATCAAATGTTTGCAGAGTACCAAGGTAGATTTTATAATGAAGTCTTCTTTCCGTACTTAGATAAACATAATATCAAAAACATCATACATCTAGGAGACTACTTCGACAGAAGACGAGATGTTAATTTCTATTCTTTACATAAGAATCACGAACACTTTATACAACCTATGATTGAAAGAGGTATTACTATGGATTTAATCGTAGGTAATCATGATATCTATTTCAAATCAACAAATGAACTTAATAGTCCTGAATTTTTACTTAAGAGTGATAATATCAATGTCTATACTGATCCTATTACAAAAACTTATGACGGATTAGAGATTGCGTTATTACCTTGGATTAACTCAGAAAACGAAGAAGAAGTAGAAGAATTTTTACAATTAACAACAGCACCGTTTGTTATGTCTCATTTAGAAGTAAATGGTGGTATGGTTGGACCTGGACATTTTCATGGTGGTGGTACACCCGCTTCATGGTTTGAAAGATTCGAACAAGTTTTCTCAGGTCATTTTCATCATAAATCAACACTAGGTAATATTAGATATCTAGGATCACAAATGGAATTCACATGGAATGACTTTGGTGATGATAAATATTTTCATGTCTTTGATACAGAGACAAGAGAAATTGAGGCAATTAAAAATCCTCTAAAAATGTTTCATAAAGTATTCTATAACGATACTAATGAGACATTAATGACTATTAAGAAAAAAGATTTTAGTCCTTTAAAAGATACATTCGTAAAAGTTATTGTTACGGATAAAAATGAACCTTACTGGTTTGATGTGTTTATAGAAGAAATAACAAAAGTATGTCCAGCTGATCTTAAAGTAGTAGAAGATCACAGTAATTTAGATGTTCTAAACGAAGACGAACTAGTCGGAGAAGCGGAAGACACTTTAACAATACTTACTAAACACATTGACAGTTTAAATATAGACGGAGATAAAACTAAACTAGATACTTTAATGAGATCATTATATACAGAAAGTTTAGATATTTTAGTATGATAAAAATAATACAATTAAATAGTGGTGAAATGTTAATCGCGAACTTAAACGAAGACAATTATGAGATAGAGAATCCTCTATTTGTTCATCAACAAGCTGTAGAAGGACAAGGACCTAAAGTGAACTTGTATCCTTACAATATTCTTGGAGAAGGTAACATAACACTCAATCCAGACAATGTAGTTTGGACAGTTGATCCTGAACAGAAACTATTGAATCAATATGAACAAGCGTTTAGTTCAATAATAACACCACCTAAACCAAAACTAATATGATAATTGACGGAACATGGTCTTGTGAAGGACATTCAATAACATTTACAACAAATGAAGATGGTACTTGTAGAATATATGAGTCTTATGAAGCTCAACAACAAGAAGTGACTTCACATATGAGAGTTAGTTTAAAAAACGCTATAATACATCAAGAGAAATACATTAAATTAGGATATGATAAAATTTCATAAAGTAAGATACAAAAATTTTCTATCGACAGGTAATGAGTTTACAGAGATAGACTTATCAAGAAAGAAAACATCATTAATAATCGGTGCTAACGGGTCAGGTAAATCAACACTTCTTGATGCTTTAACATTCGGATTGTTTGGTCGTGCTTTCAGAAAAATACCAAAGACAGCTCTAGTCAATTCTATCAATGAAAAACAATGTTGTGTAGAAGTAGAATTTCAGATAGGTAGACAACAATATAAAGTAATGAGGAGTATCAAACCCAACAAGTTTGAAATTTATCGTGATGGTAAAATGTTACATCAAGATGCTTCTGTAAGAGACTATCAAGCAGTATTAGAACAACAAATACTTAAGTT